ACGAACTTAACTTGCTTTCAACTAACTGCGCTGAATAATCAGCCATAGCCTCGGCATGCTTGTCTTCGTCATAGTCATACTCTGACAGCTTAGGAACTTTCAAAGCTGGCTGTTGCTGTGTCGGCTGTTGGTTCATAACTCCACCAGCTTTTAACTGCGCTAACTCTGCTTTGATTTGCGCTAACTCGTCGTCTTTTTCAGACAATCGAGCTTTTAACTTGTGCTTTAGTTCAACGTGCTTTGCTAGTGGTACAGCCTGAGCTGAATCACCTTTTAGCCAATCCTCGACTTCTTCGCCTTGCGCTTCGGTGTCAGTGTCTTGGTCTGCCGCTTCTAGTTCCTGCTCAACAATCTCCGGCTGTTCGACAGCTTCAACAGGTTGTTGCTCAAGTTCCTTTGCCGCGTTTTCGGCTTTTAGTTCTTCAAGTGTTTGCATTGTTTTACTCGCTATGCTCGATAAACCTAGCTGGCCGCTAGTAGGCTGATTGACTTACCGTTCAATCTGACGTGCTTATATTATGCACCGTCAAAATACTGGCGTCAATAAACTGGCATAGTCAAAATTCTGGCGTCAAATCTTTGTCAGTTGACAGCGCTTAAATATTGATTACTATTAGATTTTTAACTGAGGAAATTGGAATGAAAGGCCATTACAGCGTCTACTTACTGAAGACAACAGCAATAACAAAGCTTAGAGCATGGATTGGCAAGGATATGAAGCAAGCCTTTAGGGATGTGGAGTTTAATGATTTGCTTGATGAGGTTGACGATGCTGGCAAGGCAAGGATTGTTATTCAGCATGTATGCGGGGCGATAGTCAAGATAACCATTGGCGATATTGTTATTGGATAATAAAAGAAAAAGCCCCGAAAGGGGCTTCTTCATTCACTGTAGCGCTTGCCGCCCTCGGTCTATTGATTGCCTAATCTTTACAGCATCATTAACAGCCATTGACTTGGTTTGCACTTTCTTATAGTCAATCTCAGCGCCAGCTTTCTCAGCGTCAACCATAACTGACATGCGGTCAGTCTCAGCCCTGAACTGGTCAATCTGATTCTTAACAGCACCGTTTTGCGCCTTCATCTGCTCAGCCATTGCTAAGGTCATGTTAGGGTCTTGCTGGTCTTGCTGCGCTTCTTGGCTAGCTTGTAAGAATTGCTTCTCTTCGTCGGTGTCTGGCTCAGAGATGCCCATCAGGATCAACTGCTGGCGCGCAAACTTGCGTAGGTCTTTCGTCATCTCGCCGTCTTGCAATTGGTATATCTTTAGCAGCGTTGCTTTAGCTAATTGTGGGTCAACTGCCGCAGCGTTAGGAAGTAACTCTTCTAACTTCTGGCGTGCTTCGTCTCGACTTGTGCTGTAAGCCTTGCCAACGTCAGCGTAAACCTCGAAGCGTGATTTTGTTAAATCTCTTGATACCTTTACAGTGCCTGTTTCAATGTCTAGCGATGGCTGCATAATAGGCTGCTCTTTGCGTGTGCCATCTGCAAGTGTCATTGTTACATTGCGAGGCGCATCGTAAATCTCACGGGCCATTGATGCGAATATCATGGCATCAGCTCGGTTTGAATACTTTCTGTGATCTTGGTAAACCAACGATTGCTGGTCAAACTGAGCAACCAAAGTATTGAGTGCCTTCCCTGACATATTTGGATCTGAAATGTTGTTAGGGATGCCAGCCGTTGCAACATCATCCACCGCCATACGGCTATGCTCTAGCATCAAGCTCAATCCTTGCGGAATTGGCTGCTCTGGCGTAAGCCCTACAGGGCCAAAAGGCAATTCGTTGCCATTGGCATCTAGTCTGTTTTGCAGCTTGTAAGGGTACATGCTATCAGAGCCATTCTCCGCGTACATAAATTCGAAGCCTTGTATTTGCTCAGCAATGTAAATCGGCTGCTGTCTTGGCGAGCGAGATACAATATCAGCCATATAAGACATGCCGAAGTCGCGCAATAGCTGCGGGTCTTTCGCTGCCTTCACGATACCCTCATAATGCTCATTGCCTTGAATGTACGCACGTTCACCGAATTGCGGCACGATTGGGATGTATTCGCCAGCTAATCGCTCTGGGCCGGATAAAATGTCTTGACCGTCAAGGATATACTTATCAACAACCCATCGCTCGACTTTCTTTTCGCCAACCTTTACATAGCCGTCAGCCTCAAACTCTGCAATCAGTTCCGATTCTTTTTCGTCATATTCTTGCTGGTATACTTGCTCGTTACCAAGAAAATCACGAAAGAAGTGGATCTTAGCTTTTTCTTTGTGTCGGTGATAATGCTCAGCGATATAAACAACATCGACAGAGCCTCCAGCCATAGCCCAAGGAAATGTCCATCCGTTTTCAGGGCAGGCAAAGTCTGTGATAGTGCGCTTAGGGTCTGGCATGGTCTCGCCTGTTAACTCTTCGTAGTATTCTGTATAACCACCGCTAGATAATGGCACCAATACCGTACAGCAAAGTGCATCTGTCTTATCAATCAATCGAGCGTTGGCGTCAAAAAAGACAGTCGAGTTGAATTCGTGGATTGGCTGGCGGTCAATAATCTGATGGTTCTCACCCATCGAGTCAGACTCGTAACAAGTGCGCAAACGCCAGCCGCCAAGCCCACAAACAACTTGCTCAATTGATGCGTTATCTGATGATTCTTGGCTAGCATTTGTTCGCCAAGATGTGCGATAAATGCCGTCGAGTATTTCCGCATCTTCTTCCGGCGTGCCGTCCTTTGGTTCAAAGTCAGCTTGCACCGGAGCTGATCGCATGTCACTGAGAATGTCGCGCATTGCCTTGCGCAGCAAGTCGAATTCGCCCTTGTACAGTAGCTGACTGCCAGCAAGTAAAGCGTCATCCCAATGCGTTATCCAGAAGAATGACAGGTCTGCCGCAGCTCGCTCTCTAGTAATTTGGGAAAAGTTAAAATCTCGGTTAAATGCCTGCTGTATTTTGTCGTAAGTAAGCTGCTTTTTCATCTGCGCCCCATCGTTGCCATTGGTCTAGGCATTACAAAGTTATTGCTTCTATTTTGCACCATAACTGACTGATAAGCAAAACTCATCATTAAACTATCGGCCATGTTCGGCGATGGTATCTTTATCGACTTCATTTCGAGCTTAGACATTATTTGAATATAGCCGTTGTTGTTGTCCTTAATTGGCACTCGGCAAATCTCAGAGCGTAGCTTGTCAATGTTTGGGATGCCTGCGGTGCATAGGCTAATCATCATGTCTGGATCAACATATTCGCCACGGACAACAGCGCGGTAAGTGTTGTAAAACCTGTCACGCATAGCCCAATAGTATTGCGCACGCTTGTTTCTAAATACATCTTTGTTTTTCTTGGCTTGCTGGATTGGCACGCCTTTGTTGTCGAATGAGTATATCGAGTCAGGGTTATCTACACCTTCGCTACCTCTGAACATCTGCAAGACTGTTTTCTTACCTGCTGACAGGTTTGTGATGTGATTGCGCAGCGTTGCGCCTAAGCCGTCGCCGTCCCAAATGAAGTAATCTGCATTCTCTAAGTGTGACTCACCAAGCGCAGCGGCAACTCCGTCGTAAGCGTCGCAATGTAGAATTTCCTTGACCATAGTCACCACCGAGCCTTGACGCATTGCAAAGCCCTTGGCGTCGTCGCCTTGGTCTGATGGGTCATGCGATGCGATTATCGCTCCTTGCGGCTTGAAGTTCAGCTTCAAGTGAGCATCGAGCGCAGCATTGAACCACTCAGCAGGAATAAGCGCGTTTTCTACGTGGTCATTGAAGCCACCAAGCCAGATGTGTTTGTAGCTTGCGTAAGGAAGCGTTTCTTCGTCAAACTTGCGCTCTGACTCAAGGCCGGAATCTGCAAACCACGGATTATCCTGATAGTTGATCATGATAACAGTGTGCAATTCGTCCTGATGATAGCCATCACGCTCTAAATTCTCTAGAAATGGCACTATAAAGCGTTTGCTAAATGCGTCAGCACTTGACTTAGGGTTAGCAATAAAAACTATTTGGACGTTTTCTAGCGCGTCTGCTAACTCTTCGTCGTCAGTCTCAGTCAAGAAGCGAGAAGGTAAGCCCTTTTTGGCCATGTTACGTGCCGTTGGCGTTAAATGCTTGATTGATTCTCCAGATAAGTTGTCAGCTTCTTCTACTACAAACTTATTGAAGCCTGCCGCTGACTTAATGCTTGACGGATTTCTAGCTAAGCCCTTGAATTTAAATTCGCCGCCGTTTTCGTGGAAAATGATGTTGTTTTGACTTGTGAATCCGGTTAACTGTAGCCGCTCAACTTCTGACTGAAGCAATGAGTGAACTGAATCTTCTAGCGAGTTTTGAAACTCTCGAAGCTCATAGATTTTATGGCCCAAGTCTTTAGCTAAAACTAAATCAATGTCAACCTCGGTTAGTGACTTTGAAGAACCTCGGCCACCAATCAACACCACAAAGCGAGTCTTGGCAGTTAATGCCATTTCCATTTTTTTAGAGATATAAATATCAGGCACTTTGTCAGACTTAACCCAATCTGAGCCATCATGCTCTAGCGAATAGAGTAATCCACTGATAGGACAAACAATGCCGAAGACAGTTTGATGCTGCTTTGTTGATGTGTTTTGCTGAACTTTTGATTCCAGCTTTTCGAGTCTGGCTTTTGTTATGCGCATTATTGCGGCTTGCCTGCGTCATAGTCTCCGCGCTTTGCTCTGCGATACCAAGCCCACAAAACAAAGGTTCGCTCAATGCACAGCGCAATCACTGCATACGTTGAAAACAACTGAAGCCAATCCAAGTGCCATAACCACGAAAATAACGGCATGAGAAAATCTGGAATGTAATCAGAACCTGTAGGGCTTAGCTGATATGCAGCAGACGCGCCGCCAATCCACGTAAATGACTTGTGCATAATGCCATTAATGTATTGCGGGACATCATTGCTCAGGTGGCTTGCTGCGTCTTGCAGCGCGTGTTTGATGGATATGCTCACGGCGTTTTTCCTGTTGGCAGATGCGTTTAATGCGTTTCCAGCAATTATAGATGAAAAAAGCCCCTATTAACAATGCTATGAATTCTTGCACGGCCGAAGCTCCCTTTCATCAATTGCCAAAGCGCATAAACTTCCACAGCGCCGATTAAATAACTAACTGAATTATAATACAAAGTTTCGTACCCATTTGACAGCCAAAAATCAACTGCATTCAGATAGTATAGGCAAGAGATGGCGAGCATTGCATAACGTAAACTTGATAAAATTCTGATAAATGCCGCTGCAAGCACTGCGTAAATGGTCGCGCCTATCAAGCTCATGAAAAAATCATTGATAGGAAGCAAGAAAGCAAGCTCCCATAAGGCATACGCCAAAAGAAGCACAATCGATTGACGATTGAAGAAAAAAGCCACAGCAAAAGCTGCGGCCATTATCACATCAAAACTAGCAGCGACCATTTTTCATCGGCTTTTTCTTTGATTGCTCAGAAGGTTTCGGGTCACGCGGTTTTTGCTTTGTTGGCATTACTTATCTCCAAAAGTTAAGTTATCGCCGTGACTAATCCGTTAGAAGCTCCGGCGATTTAGTATAACTTACCTGAAAGTCATGGCAAGCTGTCTGTTGGCTTTTTAGTAAACAACTTAACATACCACGGCAACGAATCATATTTTTGCTTATACAGCAGCCGCCTAGCCGCACTGTCCATGCGCTCCCATCCGCGCAAATCTTTAAGTTCTCGCATCTTATTAAACATCATAGCTCCTTAATGGATATAGAAAAGTTTTCAAAGTCTGTATTGCTGACACCAATCTCCACAAGCTGCAATGTATCACCAGCATTCAGCCAACATTGTGATAGTCGAGAATATGACACTCTGCCACTGATAGTTGTGTCTACTGGAGCGTTAACATACAGCACGCGGTTAGCAACCGCTGGCGTGGTCGCGCTGTTGTTTTGTTGCAGCCAATTTCGACAAATGGCAACCTCGGTTAATATGCCAGATATAGTCACACTGAACTGTACGGACAACTCATAGTAGCCAGAGTTTGGTACCGTTACTATGTGTGTTGTTGTGTTAATCGCTGTGGAATGGGTTAATAGCCTACGAGCGTTGGTTGGTACAGCACCTATGTTATAGATGTGTCTGCCACTCAACGCTGTCGTGGGTAAGCTGCAGTTAATCTCAAGCGCATTCAAGCAAAAGATAAACTTAGCTGTTCTGCCCTCAACTCTGTGAGGTGCATTTATAGTAGCCATTAGATATTAACCTCCATTCGCGATCCGTCACTGCCAGCGCAAATGAACTTGCTGCCGTTGCGGATGAAATTATAACTCAAGCCAACAAACGGCTTGCTGAATCTCACTGTATCAGCACCAAGTATTACATTGATAGCTGAGAACGGTGCTACGTTTGCAGTGCCGTCTAGGATAGTAAAGCTGTTGACGGTTGATGTGATCGTCACGTTAATATCTAAACCACCTGAAGGCTTTGCATAAGTAAACAGTACATGCTTCATCAACATGTTTCGAGTGTCCCATGATGTTAGCAGGTCAAGTGCTACATGGCGTGCACTAACTGGAGTGCCACCATTAGCCGCCTTGATGTCATAGCGTTCTGCTAGACCGTTCGGTGATGATTGGTTAGCTCCCCAGTTAAGGTTCTGTGTTGTTATTGCCGCGTTCAGCTTGTCGCCAGTGTTAGAGTTTAACGCCGGAGTAAATGCCGATGAACTTAGACGTAATGTCATTGTTCTTGGGCCTGATATTGGCAATGGGCCGTTTGGTGTGTTGTACCCTGTATTTCCTTGCCCTTGCCACTCCATTGCAATTAACTCTACTGTCTCGCCAAAGTCCAGCGTTACTCGGCATGGTGTTGCTGAGTTTTCATCGTGACTATTCCAAGGTGCACCCCATCCGTCAGGGGATGTAGATGTCTTGTCAGGGCTATTCTTGAATATTGATCTTGCTGTGCCGGTTGATACAGATGCACCAGTAGTTATGTCGCCACGGTACTGATACAGTGTTTCCACTGCATCACCTGTGTCAGCTTTTGTTTGCTGCTCAACAATGTAAGTTCCGCCGTCTGCCGCCACGAACGAGGCTTGCTTGGTGACAGTCTCAGGTCGAATCTCTGAGAACTCAACGGCACGCACATTGCCTGTGGAACCCCTGCCCACTAGTTGATTTGCTGCGATAGCTAAATCAATAGGTGCTTTGGTTGTTGTGTCGTTGTTAACCTTTACTGAGTTTGGTGCCATGTTGCCCTGTAAGGCAATGTCAGTAAAAGCTCTTGCTCGTAAAGCTCGCCAAGGTTGTGTTGGTGTGGTAGTGCCAGCGCGAACCAATAGCGGATCACCATCTTCCTTATCCAATCTCAATGTCAGTACATCACCTTGTCGCGCAAAGTATGGCACTGGGTATTTGATAGTGAATGAACTTCCAATGCCAACAGTGACATTCATTTCTGCTACGTGCAGCTCTCGCCCAGTGACATTGCTGAATATCCGGTTTGTCACCTTGCCGGAATAAGCCTCCCCACTAACTACCGTCACCGCTGACACGCACAGGTTTGATGCAATGGTAGACACGAAGTCATACTCTACCGTTGTGCTTGTTAAGGCGCCATTGAGCTGGAATGATGTTTGTAGTGCGCCAAACTCCAAGAATGTCGGGGTTATAACATTAGCAAGGTTAGAGCGCACGCCCTGCCAAGGCGGGAACCATGCGATTGCGTTATCCTTGTTGTTATCAAACGCTTCATTCGTAAACGTCGCGTTCTGCCCTGCGCTTTGCAGTGAGTGCGTCGGCTTCCCTCGTTCACCACCAAGATGCAGCGAGCCAACGCCAGTGCTGACCGAATCCTTAAACCATGAACCGTCAGGGCTTTGCTCGGCAATCTTCTCCGCCCCTTTCATTAGCTCCAATGCGCCAGTTGTTACATTTGTTTGGTAGCTATAACCAACAGGCAGTCCGCCGCCCAAGCCTGGTGCACCTGCGGCTCCGTCAAATGGTAGGAATG